CCCGGTTTTTCAAGATCATCAAACTCTAAGTCTAACGACTTTGTAACGTCCTTACTGTCTATGCCACCTGATACATAGCGGAATAGCTCTTTACGCATCTTAGGGTTAATAGATAAAAAGTTAAGTGCTTCCTCTTGTGTAGCAAAAGGATTAAGCAGGTTTTTCATCTTTTCTTTTTGCAAGGTAAGCATAAGCTTAGACTTCTCAGCGTACTCAACAGCATTGGCTTTATTGCCTGTCATGTACTGCGCTACAGACGCTCCACCATAAAGCGCACCCCTAAGTCCATCAGATAGAGATTGCATACCAGAGGCGTTAACCCAGCCTAACAAGTTAAGCGCAGTAGTGCCGGGATGAGTTACAAGAATACGTATAAGGTTATCCTGTGAGCGACCCATCAAGCCACGCTCTACTTTGTCTACGTTCTTAGCTGTACCTGTGCTAGGGTCCATAATGCCCTCAAGCATTTCTTCTGCTGTGACTTTAAGATTAGTCTGTCCTGTGGCTTGCTTTACTTTACGTATCTTTTCTATCTCTCTACCTAAGCCACCCATGACGCCCATCCTAGCACCCATAGAACTATAGTCCAATGCCATAAAATCCATAGCGTCATCTAGGTTTGTTTTTTTCTCGTACACTTTGTCTAATTTAAATACAGTATTTCTGTATAGACTATCTACTTCATCCTTGACATTTTTCGGCAAGTCTTTAACTGTTCTAGTTACAAAATGAGTAGTACCCTGCCATACATCATCTGCGTATGCCAGATCAATACCTGCCTCATTAAATATATCAAAAAGACCCTTAAAGTTCTGTCCTTCTGGCAAGTCTTTCTTACCAAAGATAAACGCAGCTAAACCTTCTGCACCACTACCCTCATATATGTCACCCGTCTCTTCTGCTATACGCTTACCAGAGGCTACCATTTCAGCCCAACTTTGTGCAGCAGCAGTGTTATTCTTTAGGCTCTCCATAGTTTTGCGTTGGAGTTCAGCATCATTGGATAGATTTGCCATAGCCTCTTTGTAGGTGGCTTCTCCTTCTTGCCTTGCTATCTTTTTAGCTGCAGCCTCTGCGGTTACAGCAGCATCATAAGCATCTAAGGCTACAGATTTTGGCACACTCGTACCATCAAACATACCAAATGCTTTAACTAAACCATAGCCAAAGAACCCTCCACCAGCAATTAAACCAGAGTTTAGATAGTTAAATTCATCTTGAAAGCCTACATTACGGTACACCATGTTCTGTTGCACGGCATCAATACCCATAGCACTAATAGTCTCAGTAGAGAAGGCTACTCTAAGGTCTTTAGTAGCAGCCTTTTTAAGAGCAGCATCCATTGTACCTTCTTCAAGACCTTCTACAGCCTCACCTTTTAGTGCCTTACTAAGTACACGTTGACGCGCTCTACCTATCTCAGCTTTTATAGAGGGACTAAGAGCAGAACGTTTAGCCCCTGTCTGCCCTGCTTTACGTATTATCTGATTAGCTGAAATCTCTAAGGCTTCTTTTGCAGTCTGTGCAGCAACCTTTGAAGCACCCCCTGTAGCTAACTTACCAGCACCAAAGCTAACCAAGTTAACAGGGTCTACAATCAAAGCCATACCGTAGTCATACACACTGTCTAGCTTTTGACCAACAGTGCCACCACTAAAGGAACCCTTCATGTTATCAAAGAGTTTGTACGAGTTGAGAGCTTTTACTTTCTCTTCATCGTCAGCTTTGCTTAAGTAGCTGGCTTCACCTAGTACACTAAGAGTATTACCTACGTTAAACTTTCTGTTGTAATTAATCCACTTATCTACGACTTCTTGCCTGTCGTGAGACTTCTCAGTCATACCAAAGCGAGCTTTCATTTGCGCTTCAATGACGTTGTAGTTGTGGTCCTCTGTGAGATCACTAATGCCAAACGTATCCTTCTCACCACCTGTGTAGGTCATGAAGTCAGGCTCTTGTTGGCTTGGGTTTATAAACTTTGCGTCAAGAACTCTCATTATTCATCAGCCTCTGCGCTTTCAGTAAACTTTGCCCCCAAGGGAAATCCAGTAAGAGGGTCGTGTGTTTCTTTATACCTTGCATTCCATTCCTCTTGAAAGTTTTCTAGTGTTTTATCTTCAAGCTCTGCAATCAGGTCTGAGGGTTTTCTGATTGAATCCCCTGCTGACGGTTCTTTTGCATCTTCTTTTTTATCAGCACCTTTTACATTGAAATTCCAAGGAGGTTCTACTAATAGTTTTGCTTCTCTCTCACTGTTAGGGAACATAGGAGCCAGTATAGGAGTTCCATCTAACTCATACTTACCTTCATTAGCAGCGTCAAATGCGGCTCTTTTTCTTAAGCTTTCGCCATACTCTGCTGTGCCTGACCTGCCAGAAAGTTCAGGACGTTCTGAAGGTAGTATATTTTCTGCTGTTTTTAGACGTTCAGTTTGGGCTTCTTGAGCTTCAGTAACCTCTGCCTCTAAAGGTGTTACAACTTTAGATTCATCAAAGGGTGCAGCAGGGTCACGATTACGCAATTCACCATTGGCTATAACAAAGTCTTTGTTGTTTTTCTCAAACCACTTACCTATCTCAACGTCTGTCTTTTCACCTATGTCTTCAGGTCTAGCCCCTGTTAGATTATTATCTATTAGGTCTTGATTAAGTTGATCTACTAACTCTTTTGGTGTAAGTGGTGGTGGTGGATTAAGTATTGCATCTAGGGCATTTTGACCGCCATACGAGTTCCAAGCAGCCCTGTTTCCACCCAGATCAATATCCTCTGCAGCATTTCGTGTAGCTTCTGATATTGCTTCTTTGTAGGCTTCTGGTGCATTGGTGGCTGTTAGCATGTTCCATTGATCATCATCACTACGCGATGTATCACTAATTTCACCTTGCATTACACGTATTTTATTAGCTACTGTAGGATCAAGACTATTCAAAGCATTGCTGAGTATGGTTCCTTTAAGAACCTTCCATTGCGCCCTTTCAGAAGTAGTTGACTCACTACCCCTAAGTTGAGACCTGTCAAACACAGCAGAACCATCAGTGCCAAGCATAGAAGGTGAAACAACAGACAAAGCTTTTAGTTCTTTGATGGACTTACCACCAATACCCTCAATTGGATCACTTAAGAAGTCTTCATACTCATCCTCGTAACGATCACCCATGTTATACTTAATTCGCTCAAAGAAGTTCCTATCTTCTACCTCTTGTATTACAGGGGCAGTTGCGCCATCTTTAGGAGAGCCAAATAGTGTATTTACAGCATCCTCAAAAGTTCTATCTTCTGTAGTAAAGTCTTCTGCTGCAGTCCACAGCTTATTCATAAGCACTTCATCTACTTTTGTATTATTTGTGTCTTCATAATTTTTTACATACCTTTGCAACTCAAGCACAGCACCTGCGCCATGCTTTTGTAATAGCTGAATTGCATCAGGAACCTTTAACCCTCTTGCTTTTAAATCATCTAAAGCACTTGTAATAGTCTCTTGCTTTTTATTACTCTCATCCAAAGCTTTATTTCCATAAGTAGCTAACCACTCACGTTGCTTACGCTTGTTATCCTTTAGCTCATCTCTAAGGGAATCAACCCTATCTGAGTAGCCTTGTGCAGCCCCTGCTACGACACCTAATAAACTTAAATTAATAGCCATGAGTTATACCCCCTTACTCATTAAGCCCTTGCCCATATCACTAGGCGGCTCTTGTGTAGGCTTATCCATAGCCATCTCATTATCAGGCGTCATTTCTTCTTCTACCACTACTTCTTCAGACTCCCGCATATCCTCAAACTCTTCTGTTTCGGGGCTAGTCATAGCTTCCATAGTTTCAGAGATTTTAGCCTCACCTTTAGGTTGGCTTCGCCTTAGCTTTGATATAACAATCTCTTTAACACGGTCTTTAGCGTCCTGCTCATCGCTTTCATTGTCAGGGAAGTATTCATCATATTCAATACCAGCCATTTGTGCAATCGAAACAACTTCTTTATGAATCGCAGGAGCAATAATAAGGCCAACATCAATACTGTGTATACCATTGCCTATAGCCATAGTTATAGTAGTATTGGTGACTACCTCTGCAGGTACGCCAAGCTCCATCATATAAAGCGCACTATCCATATACTTAGGTTTAGACATCTTCTTTAGATGCATACTAAGTGCTTCTGCAGGATCAGCAGTCTCAGGGGGACGCTCCCAAGGATAGTTTCCGGGTTCATCTGTGAGAGATTGACCGGGGATTGGCCCGTTTAAAACTTTACTCATTTTTATTTTAGCCTCTTTTTATTTGCGGTCTTCAATCTCAGATATAAGCGCATCTAACTCTTCATCTGATACAGACTTTTTGCTTTTAAAGCCTTCCCAAGTGGACCTCATCCTAGAGCGTTTGCCTTCTTGTGTCTTAAGGTTCTTTATTATTCTATTAGCGTGGTTGTAGAAAATCGTATCTTGCATACCTTTGTCAAACTTAGTGTTAAGATCGTAGTCATTATTATCTACTTCATCTTGTAAAGTCCGTCCTACATATTGAAACTTACCTACAGGAGTAGAAAGAGTACCTTTTGGGTTGTTAGCTTTTACAAAGGAGGCGTAAGAACCTGCCCCTCGTTGCTTTTGAAATTCTAAGACTTCGCCTATAGTCATCTCAGTAGGTTTAAACTCTTTAAAAGTACCCTTTTGAGATTGGTCATAGAGAGCATCATAACCTCCACTACCTGACTCTTTAGAAGTCATCAGCTTTTCAGCTACAGGGCCAAGCCTACCTCTTTGTTTTTTCTCTTCTTGAGTAAGGTAGTTAGCCTCACCTAAAGTATCACCTTTAGGTAAAGACTTCTTAGTTTCTTTTTCAATGTCTGACATAACCACAGCTAAAATATCATTAATACTTTGGCTTTGTTGCTTTTGTGTATCTTCTTGGGTCTTTTGTAGTAAAGCTGCAGACCTTTGGCTCTCCTTGTACAAGGCATCCCCTGCGCCACTCACAGCAAAGTTAGGAGTTTTTCTTTTCTTAGTTTGTGCGCCTAAGCCTCTGCCTTTACCTGCTTCTTCTGTAGTATCTTGTATAACATCGGCTGCTACTTTAGGGCCATCTTTGAGGCTCTCCTCAAATAACTCCATTCGTTCTTTACTTAAAAATTTCATTGTATAATCCTAGTGTTTATTAGCCGCTAAATATGTCTGTACCCTTAACTGCAGCAGCGCCTATCTGTCCATACATTGCCGCCCTTGCGTTTCTTTCTGAAGCAGCCAGCGTAGCTGCATTAGTAGACTTGTCAGTATCTAGTCTCATATCTTCAAGAATAACGCTATTAATTCTATCTAAAGAGTTGTTATCTGCTTGCCAAGCATAGCTTAACAAATCGCGCTCCCTTTGCCATACTTGATCTAATGTACTGGCAGTAAAGGCGTTCTCAGTTTTAGCTAACTGCATGTTAGCCTCATTCTGTTCGGCTGTATCAGTAGTAGCTACTGACTGTCTCCACAATGCATTAGACTGCGCCACAACCAAAGCATTCTTAGTATTAAACTCATCTCTTGAGTCTGACTGTTCTTTGTTGAACTTAGCTATGGCGTTTTCCTCACTTACGTTAAACTGTTTTATAGCGTTAGCTTGGGTAACGTTAAACCTATCGGTAGAAGCTTTTAAGTCAGCCATGAATTGATTTGTTTGATTTTCACTAGAAGCATTAAACTGTTTGGAAGCATTAGATGCTGCAGTATCACTAAGAATTGACTGTTGTATTGACTGTGCCTTAAAAATCTCCGCTTGCTGCTCATTAGATAAATTAGCTAAATCTATCTTCAGAAAGTTTCTAGCGTTTTCCACTTGAGCTTGCTGTTTATTACTCAGATTAGTCATATCCATAGCGGCAAAAGCTGCTGCTTTTTGCAATGTAGCAGCTTGCTTATTAGATAATTCAGCAAGCCCTATAGATGTCATAAGTTCAGAGTTATGTAATTCTTCTCTTTCCTCTGAAGAGAAAGACAAGTTATTAGCTTCCATATACTTAGCAGAATTTAAAACAGCAACTTGTTGTTTATTGTCAATCTGCTTGCCCTGTAAAGATGCTGCAAGATTAGCGTCTGTAGTGTAAGCTTGTTGCTTATTACTAAGATTGGCAAGAGAAACTTGGGTATTATTTAAGCTATCTTGCAGTACCGCTTGCTGACGATTATTAAGATTAAGGTTATTGACCTCTGCATACCTTGCAGCTTCAGCCAAGTTAGCTTGCTGTAAGTTATCAAGATTTTTACCTTGCAAGGAAGCTTTAATTTGAGCAGTGGCTATAACTGCAGCTTGCATGTTGCTTAGATTTTGTGTCTGTAAAGAAAAAGCATTCTGCGAGTTCTGAAGCATAGCTGTCTGTTCAGCAGTAAAGTTCTGTAACTTAACGCCTTGCTGTGCAGCAGCATTGGTTAGAGCTATTTGTTGTTGACGCCCAAGGTTGTCTAACTTCATTGAACGGAAAGTATCAGCGTCTTGCATTGCAATAGGCAAAGCAGATTCCATAGCCGCCTGTACAATAGCAGCAGCAGCCATAGATGAGCCACTAAGCCCTCTTGTTGCCATAGCCTCGTTAGCAGCCCTCATAGCACCCGCAGCCCATGAAGGTGTGCCATCATCAAACGAAGCCATCAAGCTAGTAAGTTGGCCTTGTACAGTATCTTGTGCTTCAATCTTACCTTCTTTAAATTCAGCTAGTGTACCGTCATCTATAGTGAAGGCTTCCATCTTTTTAGCGACAGCTACAGCGTCATCCGCTAAACCATCCATCGTCATAGCCTCGGCTGTAGCCATATCTTTTTCAGCTATTTGAGCCGCTTTAGCTATCTCTTTAGTACCTACCGTAGTTTGTGCTGCTTCAATAGGTGCAGCCGCCTTTCCTTCAGATATAGCTGTTTTAATTGCTTCTGCATCTTGGCCTTGTGCTTCTGAAAGTTCTTTAGAACCTTCTAATATTTGCCGCTTTCCTGCTGCTATATCAGCATCAAAATCAGGGTCCATAGTTGCGCCAACAGGCTTTGCGCCCTCTGACAAAGTACCAACAGCCTCAGTAACAGATTTAGTAACATCGCCCTCTGCAGCTTTGACGTCAAGAAGTTCATCTTTAACTTCTGTCAGTGACTTGTCTGCCTCATAAGTTGATGCTGTAATACCATCAGGAGTATCAGCAGATTCTCCATCAGTTATCGTTTTTGCAGTTATATCTGTTGTTTTACCTGCATCGCCGGGACCAGCCGCCTGAAACTGTCCTTCAGGTGTGCCTTTAACCCAGTCTTTAGGTGGAGTGTAACCACCTGTATTAACAGTTACTGTTTCCCCTGTTACTGGATTATAAAAATCTTCGAATGCCTGTGTAACAGCTGTATCAGCAGGTGGAGGTGTAAACCCAGCTTCTTCAGAGCTAACTTGTTTGTAGTCTCTAGGAACAGAAGTTGCAATCTCAGCACCTTTAGTGTCTGGGTCTATCTTAGCTACGGTTGCTTCTTGTGCTAAATCTTCAGGGCTTTTAATTGCAGTACTTACAAGGTCTTGCTGACCCTCTCCCATAGCTGCCAAACTTGCCGCTTGCTGTTCTGAAGTTTTAGCTGCAAGAGCCAAGTCATATGAATTAAACTTACCTTCAGGTGTACCCTTAACCCAATCGCCACCTTCAGGCACACCGTAACCACTATTAGGTGTTGTATAAGTTTGACCTGTCTTAGGGTTATAAAAAGTTTCACCTTCCCCTTTTACATCGGCACCTTCAGCAGGTTCAGAAACCCCTTTTGGAAGTTCAGTAACTGGTTGGTAGTCAACGTCATATTGAGTACGATCCATAGTGTACAAATCAGCAAGCTCTTGATTAACCTTATCTAAGTTGGTTTGCTGTCGAATAGGGTCAAAAACACCTGTACCAAATTCGGGAGGCATAAGATAGGGTGCTGACTTGTTATTATTATTTTGTTGCAAAACAAGTTGAGCATCGGCACTGTTTATTTTTCCGTCACCGTTGATGTCGTATTCTGAGTAAAGAGTCCCCTGCCCAGCTGACGCTTTGAGAATATCCTCGGCAGAGAAGGTTTGATTTCCGATTGAGCCGTAATCAGCAGGGTTTTTTGAAAAGGGGGTGCCTGTGGGCTGGTTTTGTAAAGTGGCAAACGTCGCTTGCTTTACGCCGTTAACATACTTAACATTTGCGCTGCCTGATTTACTAGAATCACCAGTAGCCAGTACACCATTGAGGTAATACAAACCGTCGCTTCCTCGCGTCAACTGCTCTCCGCCAATCGCTTCTTCGTAGCCTACTGCTTGCGAGCTGGCTACAGGAGTCACGCCTTCTGGCAAGGAGCCAGTGTCGCCTGTGCCAGTTATAGTTACACTTGATGCAGCAGCAGCAGCTTTAGCAGCTCGTATTTCAGCAGCCTTCTGAGCCTTGACTTTGACTTTCTCTGCGCCCGATTCATTGACAGCATCTACAAGTAAGGGTGCATATTTTGCATTAATTGCTGCTATTTGTGCTTCTAAGTCCACTATTCAAATCCTTCTTTTAGTCCATCAAGTATGTCTTGCACACTTACTTTTTTCTTAGCGTTGGGTGTATACCTACACATAAATGTCTTAGGACATTCGCTAAACTTAAACATAGGGTAGTGATATCCTATTGTACCATTAGGTCCACGGTAAATGCAAACCATTTCTTTCTGTATCTTAACTCTTTTTGCTAAGTGACACTGTACAAACTCAGGGCTACTTAACAACCCTGCTAACACAAGGGGTAACACAACAAGATTAATCATTTCAACCAATTCCTAGTGATATTAAATATATGCCCCCACCTAATATACTAATAATTAGTAATGATAGGCCTCCTATTGCTGCGTTGTTAGCTATCTGTCTCTTAGCTTCCATTGCTGCATACACAGTATCTTCACGTTCTTTACGTATCTGTCTACGCATACCTACCATTTCATCGTAAGTACCAAGGCCAAACCTATAGTCTAGCATAAATTTTATTTCTTTTTCTTTCTCAAGCAATGTCTTCTTACGAACAATAATGTCCATTGCTTCTTGTTCAATGTTGTCGCTACC